GGAAGCAACCAACGGCACCACGGACAATCGGCTGAAGGCGGCCAAACTTATTCTGGACTTCACCCAGACCAAGCCTGTTCAGCGTAATGAAACCACGCTGAAAACGGCGGAAGAATTCCTGTCATCCATTATGGAAGACGAATCCAAAGAATAACACCAATCTGGGGTGCCCTCGACGGAGGGCTTTAGATGCGTGAGGCATCACCCAGTCCTACCTCACAGGACATTAAATGAAGATTACCACAAGAGCCGAGGCGAAAGCCTTGGGGCTGACGCATTACTATACTGGCAAGCCCTGCCCCAGAGGCCATGCTGCAGAGCGCTATACGTCTGCAGGGACTTGTACCCTTTGCGCTGCCCACCACACAGAGATACGTAACGATATAAAACACATAAATTCAAGACGCCGCATTACAGCATTAAGAGCTGCTGCAAAAGATGCGGGTCTCCAGTATTACTACACGGGAAGGCCGTGCCGAAAGGGACACACCTCTGCGCGCTACGTTGGTAGTCAAGACTGTGTGGAATGCGCTGCTATGCGCAACAATCGCCAGAGATCTACACACCCGCTCCGAAGCACTTGGTACATGATGGTGCAGCGCTGTCACAATGAAGATAACAGTGCGTACGAAGATTATGGTGAGCGCGGAATTAGTGTCTGTGCCCGTTGGCTAGACACTGAATATGGCTACGATGCCTTCGTGGCTGACATGGGTCCACGGCCAGAGGGCTTCTCGTTAGATCGTATTGACAATGATGGAAACTACGAACCTTCCAACTGCCGCTGGGCTGACAACGTCACCCAGAGCCGCAACAGGCGCAGCACAAAGTTAAAAGGCGAAGACGTCCTAGAAGTATTCCGATTGCGGGATGCTGGACTGTCAACCCTTCAGATTGGAAGCATCTTTAGGTGTACGCGTGGAAACATAGCGTATGTCCTTAAAAACAGAGAGCTATACATTGAACAAGGACTTGGTAGCAGTACGCAAGCGGCTGCGGGATGACTTTCCGTTCTACGCAAAACACTCCCTAAAAATCCGCACGAAGTCTGGTGAAATCTCTCCCCTTATTCAGAACGCGGGACAGAAGCTGCTACAAGATGCCATCGACAAAGACATGGCTACGAGAGGATACGCCCGCATCGTGGTCCTCAAGGGAAGGCAAATGGGTATGTCCACCTACATTGGTGGCTATCTTTATTTCTCAGTGTCACAACGCAAAGCCGCTAAGGCAATGGTTGTTGCCCACGTTGCTGACAGTACCCGTGCCTTGTTCGATATGACAAAGCGCTATCATGACAACTGTCCAGATGCGTTGAAGCCTTCGACACGCTACGCTTCACGCCGCGAATTGTTCTTCGACAAGTTAGACAGCGCGTACATCGTAAGTACAGCAGGCGGTGAGTCCATCGGGCGCGGTGAAACTCTGACACACCTTCACGCCTCTGAGCTTGCCTTCTGGCCAAAGTCTAATGCAGCAGAGACGTGGAACGGACTTTTACAGAGTGTGCCTAATACACCAGGCACAGTAGTGGTGGTGGAGAGCACTGCCAATGGCGTGTCAGGCTTGTTTCACGATCTGTGGCTTGGTGCGGTTAATGGCACTAACGGCTTCACGCCTGTGTTTGCACCGTGGTTCATTGCGCCTGAGTACAGGCTGCCCGTTTCCGACCAGCTTGATTACACGCCTGAAGAAGAGCGCCTAATCGACAAGCACGGCTTGGATGATGCCCAGCTTCAGTTCAGGCGGCACCGCATAGCACAGACTTCACTTGAATTGTTTCAGCAAGAGTTCCCCGCTGAACCTGAAGAAGCCTTCCTGACTACTGGTAGGCCTGTATTCTCCCCGGCCATTCTGACAGCGCGTATGCAGGAAACTCCTGACATCGTTGCCCGCTTGGCGCTTGAGGGTGAAGAATGGTCTAACCACCCCCGTGGAGAGCTTGTCCAATACTATCACCATGACCCTGCCGAGACGTACTACATCGGCGCTGACATTGCGCTAGGCAACGGTAAGGGTGACTACAGCGTAGCCCAAGTGTTGGACTCAAAGAAGCGACAGGTGGCTGTGTGGAGATCGAACTTCTACGACAGCTACTACCTTGCAGATGTCCTCTACCAGTTGGGTAAGTTTTACAACATGGCATTCATCGTGCCTGAGAACAACTCACACGGCATTTTGGCATGTAGCCGACTTGGACGAGACTTAGCGTACCCCAACGTCTACATGACTACTGAAGTGAACAAACTCACTGACCGTGAAAGTGTGCAGATCGGCTTCACTACAACGGTGAAGACTAAGCCGCTTATTATCGATGAGCTTCGCGCCGCTGTGCGCGATGGAGAGCTAGAGATCAACGACAAGATCACCCTCCAAGAAATGCTGACGTACATAGTGACTGAAAGCGGGGCGATGGAAGCCGAGCAGGGGTGTTTTGATGATTGCGTCATGTCCCTCGCGCTCGCCAATCACGTACACGCAGGACGCTTCACGCCAGTAGAAGTCACTGACGATTTCTACATAGAATCCATATAACATTAGGGCCTCATTGATGGCGAAGAAATTCAAGAAGCTCTCTGATGAGGACCTGATTGTCAAACTCGATCAGAACCTCAAGGGCAGCGTCTCCAACCACGACACTATCCTCTCCAAGGAGAGACAAGAGGTGTTGGACTATTATCATGGCAAGTCTCCCAAGCCTCAGCACTCCGGTAACTCCAAGTACATAAGCATGGACGTGTGGGACGCTGTGGAGTCCTGTAAAGCTACGATTCTGGAGACCTTTGCGTCCGGAAATGAGATTGCTGAGTTCGTGCCCCAGAACGCAGATGACGTGGAGATGGCGAAGATTGCCACCCTCTACACAGACTATGTCATCTTCCGTCAAAACGATGGTTACGACATCTTCTCCCAGGTCATCCATGACGCCCTGATCAGCCGTGTAGGCGTGGCCAAGGTGTACTGGGACAAATGTTATGAAGATCAGGAAGAGACCTTCTCTGACGTTCCCATTGAGGAACTGGAGATGGTCCTTGAGGCCAATGACCTTGAGCTACGTGGAGTCCCCACAGCCGACCCGGAGGCCGGAACGGTCTCTGGCACGGTAGCCCGCCGCATCAACAAGTCTCAGGTGCGTATTGATCCCATTCCGCCTGAGGAGTTCCTCATCTCGACCACAGCCAAGAGCCTCAAGGACACCCACTTCTGCGCCCACCGCGTGAAGGCTACGGTATCCGAGGTCATGGCGATGGGCCTGAGCAAGGAGGAAGCCCTCAAGCTCCCAGTAGACGGATTGTCTGACGTATCCGACCCAGACATGATTGCCCGCTTCCAAGAGTTGAATACTGGCTTCGACAAGGTCTCCGAGTATCAGGAGCAGATGCGCGAAGTCACTGTCCACGAATGCTACATTCGGATTGACCTAGACGGCGATGGGTACACCAAGCTCTGGAAGATTACCAAAGCTGGCAAGCACATCCTCGACAAGGAACCGATCGACCGCCTTCCCTTCGTGCCGTTCATCCCCATGCCTATCCCGCATGCATTCTACGGCTCCAACTACGCCTCCAAGGTCATCCCGATCCAGAACGCCCGCACGGTACTCATGCGTGGCATCTTGGATCATACGGTCATCACCAATAACCCCCGCTATCAGGTGGTCAAAGGTGCTCTGGTCAACCCCAGGGAGATGCTGGAGAACCGTGTAGGTGGCTTGGTGAACGTAACGCGGCCTGACGGTATTATGCCGCTCCAGCAGTCCTCGCTGAACCCCTTCGTCTTCCAGACCATTCAGTTGCTGGATGAGGACAAGGAGGACACCACTGGTGTCTCCAAGTTGTCTCAGGGTCTCAACAAGGACGCTGTGTCCAAGCAGAACAGCCAAGCGATGGTTGAACAGCTTGTGGGTCTCTCCCAGCAGCGCCAGAAGATCATCGCCCGCAACTTCGCCAACCAGTTCATGGTCCCTCTGTACCTTGAGGTCTACCGTCTGGTCATTGAGAACGAAGATCAGGCGAAGGTCATTGAGGTTGCTGGCAACTACGTTGAGGTCGAACCCTCTAAGTGGGACCAGCGCACTGACGTTACCGTTGCCTTGAAGCTTGGGTATGGCGAGAAGGAACAGGAAGCAGCCCAGCTTATGGGTCTCCATCAGTTCCTGTCCCAGGACCCCGGTGCCCAGCCGTTCTACGACATGCCCCAGAAGTATGCAGTCATCAGTGACTACATGAAACTGGTGGGCATGAAGGACAGCAAGTACCTCAAGCCTATTCAGGAGGTCCAGCCTCCGCAGCCTCCGCCTGACTTCGTGGCAGAGCTTGAGAAGCTCAAGGCCGAGACGGAAGCCATCAAGGCCAACACGCAGATGGAAGTCATGAAGACCCAGTTCGACCAGAAGATGGAAGAGATGCGTCTCCAGCTTGAGAAGTCCAACGAGATGATCAAGCTCATGACCC